GGATGCACTAACAAGAGATTATTCGGCTTTAATGCAGGTAATGAATAATAAAAAGAAAAGGTAATGAGTGGCACGAAGATTACAATATAGAATTAATCCAATTGATTTAAAACCAAATAAAGCGGTTGGTGTAATGTTGCCGTTGGGTGGTAAACCAATGTTTAAATTAAGTTACACAACCGAACAACAAGCCATATCTAATTTAAAAAATCTACTCTTAACCACAAAAGGCGAAAGACCGTTTCAGCCACTTTTTGGGGCAGATATTTATTCATTATTATTTGAGAATATTGAAACTGATTTAGATTCCTCATTGGAAGATTCATTAAGTAACGATATAAAATTTTGGCTTCCATATATTTTATTGAATAGTGTTGATGTTAATAGTGAGCCCGATTCTAATAAAGTTAGTATAAAAATAAACTTTAAGGTTACATCACAGGGTGCTAATCAAACCATAGTTTTAGAAGTTGATAATCAGGGTGGATTATCCGTAGTTTAGGAGTAATAAATGTTAAATGATTCAAAAAAAGAAGTTAGTTTAATTGGTAGGGATTTTTCTACATTTAGAAAAAATTTAATAGATTTCGCCAAACAGTATTATCCAAACACCTATAATGATTTTAACGAATCATCTCCTGGAATGATGTTTATGGAAATGGCATCTTATGTTGGTGATGTTTTATCATACTATACCGATACTCAATTAAGAGAATCAATTATTACTCAAGTAAAAGAAAATGGAAACTTATTTCAGTTAGCCCAATCGCTGGGATATAAACCAAAATTTTATTCACCCGCTATAACAAATTTAATTGTTTATCAATTAGTTCCTGCTATTGGGTCTGGTAATAACATTAGACCTGATTTAGATTATGCTCTAAAAATTAAAGAAGGGATGCAGGTATCATCAACCCAAAATCCAAATGTGGTATTTTCTACAGTTAGGAAAGTTGATTTTGCATATTCATCTTCGTTTGACCCAACCGAAATATCTGTTTATCAAATAAACGAAATTACCGATGAGCCTGTTTTGTATTTGTTTAAAAAAAGTGTTCCTGTAGTTAGCGGCGAAAATAAAACAACCACATTTGAATTTGGTTCTCCAAAACCATATGATAAAATTAAAATTGTTAATGATGGTATTATTGATGTTGTTAAAATTGTTGATGATGATGGCGATGTTTGGACAAAAGTAGATTATTTGGCTCAAGAAACTGTATTTGAGCAAGTTCCAAATACAACTGATTATACACTTAGTTTAAACCAATATGGATCAGAAACTCCATATTTATTAAAGCTTAAAAAAGTACCTAAAAGATATATAACTAGAGTAGAAGAAGATGGTTCTATAGTAGTACAATTTGGTGCGGGAGTATCATCAAACGCAGATGAAGAAATATTACCCAATCCAGACAATGTTGGTTCTAATTTATATAAAGCAACTGGAAACATAACCCAAAATTTAGACCCATCAAATTTTTTATATACAAAAACATATGGAGCAGCACCAGCAAATACTACATTGACTGTAACCTATAGGTGTGGACAAGGTGTAATTGATAATGTTATATCTAAAGATTTAACCTCAATTATAAACATTGAATTTGAAAATGAAGTTACACCATCAAATACACAACAATTTAACACAATTAAAAATTCGGTTGCGGTTACAAACGAAGAAGCCGCATCAGGTGGTAAATCAAATGATGAAATGAATGAAATTAGAAATAATGCGATGGCATTTTTCGCTGCACAAAGTAGAGCTGTTACCGCTGAAGATTATGTTGTAAGAGCATATGCTATGCCACCACAATTTGGCGCAGTAGCAAAAGCATATGTGGCTCCTGATTATCAAATAAAATCTTTGGGGGCTGCATCAGTTGGTTCTCTTCAAGTTCCAAACCCACTTGCATTAAATTTATATGTTCTTGGTTATGATGGGCAGGGTAATATAACACAATTAAACCCAGCCACAAAACAAAACCTTAAAAATTATATTTCATATCATAGGATGTTGACTGATGCGGTAAACATCAAAAATGCTTATATTATAAACATTGGTGTTGATTTTGAAATTATTGTTTTACCAAACCACAATTCAAATGAGGTTTTGTTAAAATGTATATCAGAATTAAAAAAATATTTTAATAAAGAAAATAGTCAAATAAACGGCCCTATACTATTATCAGAGTTGTATGTTTTATTGGATAGGGTTGATGGTGTTCAAACTGTTATTAGACCAAGTGTAGGTAATTTGGGTGGATTACAAGTATTTAATAAATTTGATGGTATTTATTCACCAAATGTATATGATATTAATAGAGCAACTAGAAATGGTGTTATATACCCGGCAAAAGACCCGTCCATTTTTGAAGTTAAATTTCCTGATTTAGATATTAGAGGTAGAGTTGTTCCGTTATTTTAGGAGAAATAAATGATTTATAGAATATATCCTCAAAAAGATACCACTATATATGAAGATTCAACAAGAAAATTACAAAATGTTGGAAAGGATGAGATATTAGAGGTAGGTAAGTTTTTTAATACTGATGATACTACCCCAATTGGTAATAGTAGAATATTAATCCAATTTGATTTATCCGAAATTTCTCAATCAATTGTGGCTAGAACAATATCGGGAAGTATAAAATATTATTTAAATCTTATTTCATCCGATGAAAGAGAAATTCCATCCGAATATAATCTTTATATCTACCCCATATCCCAAAGTTGGGTAGAGGGGTTGGGTTCATTATCTGATACACCTCACAACGAAAACGATTCAAATTGGGTTTATAGAAGTACAAATGTAAGTTGGAGTGTATCATCATCAATAATTCAGGCTCATACTGGGCAGTTAATCAGGGTGGTGGAACTTGGTTTACATCATCACTTTACAATGTTTCGTATTCACAATCTTTTAGTAGAAATGTTTCGGATATAAATGTTGAAGTAACCCAATATGTAGATGATATTCTTAGTGGTAATAGAGTAAATAATGGGTTTATCATTAAAAGGTCTAACACCGATGAAACAGGTTCAGCTAAGTTTGGTATCTCAAAATATTTTTCAACAGAAACCCATACAATTTATGTACCAACATTAGAAGTTAGATGGGATAATTCGCAATTTCAAACAGGTTCTTTATCACCCCTAACCGCAGAAAATATTATTATATACACCAAAAATCTTAAATCTGAATATAAGCAAGATTCAAAAGATAGGGTTAGAATTTATGGTAGAGAACGATACCCACAAAGAACATTTAGTAATAGTGGTTCATTATCAACCATAAAATATCTACCGTCATCATCCTATTGGTCTATTAGGGATGTTGAAACTAATTTAGAAATTATACCATTTAACACTACTTATACAAAGATAGAATGTGATTCCAACGGAAATTATTTTGATATGTGGTTTAATACATTACAACCTGAAAGGTATTATAGATTTGTATTCAGAGTTGATTCTGATGGGCTTAAAAAATATTATGATAATGGGTATTATTTTAAATTAATTAGATAATGGAAAGAGCTATAAAACGAAATAAAAAAGGAAGTATAGTATCCTATGAGATTACTGATTCATCCAGTAGTTATGGTGTAATTAAGATTGATAATAATGTAAGATTGTTTACTTCACAATCTTTTTATTTAAATCAAACTACAAAAATAACTGAATTGGAAACTGAAGAAGTGAAAATTATAGATTCTGGTTTTGATTCAAATCCTTACATAATTTAAAATATTATGTCATTAGATAGATTTATAAATTCCGATGATATTATTTCAAGTACAGGACCACTGTATGGGGAGACTTTTGAAAATTTAAATAATTATCAATTTATAACAGGATCTCTCACAAACGCCGATATATCTGTTGGTAGTAATCAAAGTTTTTTGGAATTACACATATATGATTCTGATAATAATTTATTAACATCATCATATTTTAGAAACTTCCTAACAATATCCGGAAGTCAGATTAGTACTCCTACAAATCCAATATTTGGATTTTCTCCCGAAAAAGATTTAAGAGAACTTGGATATGATAGTGGAATATATACAATGGTATATAACCCACTATACACCTTTGCGGGATCTACGAAAGCTTCATCACCAAAAAGAATGGATTTAAGAATATCAGAAATATCTTCTGATAGAACTGAAATAAGAGTAGAGGTAAAGCAAGAACCCTACAATCTTTATTCCTCATCATCACTTAATGACAATTTACGATTTATTAAAAAAATTCAAGAAGGTAACCCTGTAGGTAATAATTCTTTGTTTGTAAATAATAAGCCTGAATTTTTATTAAATTTTGGTAATAATATTATTTCCGATATATCTTACATAAATTTTGTTGGGGAAGGAATTACACCAATCCCAAATCCAACAGGTTTTATACAAAATGAAATATATGATACTGTATATAACATATCTACATCTAACTTCCAGAACAAACCCACAATTTTTCAACCTAAAAAATATCCGCGAGGACCCAGAGGTTTTTTATTTCAAGAAATAATAAGTGCTAGTTTCATCAACTCCGAGCCAATTAAAACTGGAAGATCAACTTTTTTTAAATTAGAATTAAATACAGACAATAAACCTGAATGGGTTCAAGAAACATATGATGGAAATATTGACCAAATACCGGGTAATTTTATAGACGCGCCACTTTATTTGTGGAATAATATCATAACTCCAGCCTCACCTCCATATATACCACCTAATGGTCCAGGTGCTGTGTATATACCTGAGACGGATACTGATACGGCTAACGCACCATTTTTTACAGGT